GTGACGAGGAGATGGCTTCTATCATTCGTACCCTAGAGTCTGCCAAGAATCTTTACCACTTCAACGACATGGTCGACGAATACATGGCTGAGGGAAATTTAAAGTCCTTCAGCCAGTCATGGTTTAAATCAGTTCAGTACTGGAATTAAGGAGAAAATTATGGACGCAGCAACTATGAAAATCAGCAGATTACACGATGAGAACTTTCAACTCAGAGATGACCTAACAGAAACAAATGATTATATCAGCAGATTACACGATGACCTACGAATTGCTCAGGATGAGATTGCCCGACTTAAAATTGAGAATGATAAACTCAGCAGAAAGATACATGCTGCAGTGGTTTATGGACGACTACCAAGTTAAGGAGAAAATTATGAACACAGAAACTAGAATACGGGACTTATCACCAGAAATGGCAAAACTTGCTTATGGAATCAGGGCGAATGCAAGTTGGGCTATAGAAATGCTAATGGAACTTGAGAAAGTGCAAAAATTTGCAGCAGAATATCAAGCCAGCTTTCATTCAGCAATGGCCGAGATTGAACGACTTAAAATTGCGAACGCTAACCTCATCAAAAAGCCAAAGCGCGACTACCAAGTTAAGGAGAATAATTATGTCAAACCATTCATACGTTGAAATAAGAGAAGCAGTAGAGATGGATTTATATGAAGAGCTTGGTAGGTTCGCCACTGAAGAAGAGATAGAAACCAGAGTGGAAGAATTCACCTTCTGGTTATTCAATCAGATGGCACAGGTTAACTAAAGGTATCAAAGGAGAATAAATCTATGTAATCCTAACTGTTACGACAACTGAATACCCTACAGCCCCACGAAAGTGGGGCTTTTCTTTTATACTTTTTGCTCATCGGCTTCTGATAATAAATCAAATTTCCTGTTTTTCTTTTTGCTCTTCATTTTGAAACTAGCCATAAGTGCTGTTTCCATATGGTTCTCGGCGATTTGTTTTTTGCCGCACTTCTTACAGACTCCCTTGCTAGTCGGGCCAGATGGTGTTTCAAATACCCAATGATGGACGCAGTTACCAAGGAGTTTCATCTTTAGTTCCGCCATCGTAAGGTCTGGCAAGACCAGCTTGTATCAATGCAAGTCCAGCGTCCTCGCCATCGCAGACAACATTGACTAGCCACCTACCATACTTACCACGACCATCATTACTGTAGACTAAAACCTCATACGAGCTATCTATCATTTCTTTAAGAAATGCCTTGGCTTTTAAGGCAAGCTCACGTTCCCTGTCAGTCTTTGCCCTCCAGCCTTTCTCTGGCGTATCAATGCCCATGATTCTAAACTTCGGTTTGTTTAAGCTGGCTCCCCAGCCTAAGTCTAATGTCTCTGAGTAAAATGTATCCCCGTCATAAACACGGATTTTGCCTTTTGGCTTTGCTACATACGGTCTTATATCATCACTCATCTTTTTCTACCTTTAATTCAAAGGGATATGCCGTAGAGTGTTTTCCTAGAATGCCTAGCTTGCTTCCAAACTTAGACCATTCCCCGACCTCTACCTTGCCATCTTCCATCATGGCTATTCCATATTCCAATGCAGCTTTTCGTTCCTCTTTAGTATCCAGCTGGCTGATAATCCTTTGCGCCAGCTCTACCATCTGCTTGTACTCTTTCGGCAGTAACCTAATTAACCAATTCATTATTTGACCTCCCATTCGTGTTTACAGCGTCTGCACCTCATCTTAGTACCGACAGCTATATTATCCCCTGCCTTACGGTTACATTCCGAACACCTGACCTCTAGGCGTATTGATTTATCTTCTTCTTCTGCGGTTGCTCTTGTATTTCTGAACTGTACAACGCACCGACAGTTTGGATGCTCTGGAATCGTATCTACTCCGCTTCCTGAGAATACCTCATCAATAGATATCCATCCATCAGACTCATTGCTCAGGCATTCTTCAGAGACAAGAGCATCACCAGATGTCACCCATCTTTTTTCTGTGCGTCCTTGGCTCTTCGCAGCTTCCTTTTGACCTTGTCCCAGTGCAGTTGCCGTTTCTGTTCTTGCTATCGTTCTTGCTTTTTCTGTACTGAAAGCGAAATCAGTTTTGAGCTTTGTGGTTAATGTGCCGATTGATTCGCCCTTTTCGATAGTTTCGGAAACTAACACTCCGACTCGCTGTCTGGCTGCATTGGTAATGTTCCTTTTGCCATCTTTTGAAAGGATTGCTCTTGATTCCATTTCGGCAAATAAACTGGCACGTCTTTGAAGTTCTGGGATAGACATATTCGGAGCTTCGGCTGCTAAGACAAGAGCATATGCTTCAGCTATTTCATCAACTACTTCATCTCCGTATTTCTTAAACCAGTTCCAGTCATAGGCATCTATATCTGATGGAGTTATTTTGGTTATATGCTCGTTGATAGTGCGGTCATATGTGATTGCTTCATTGCCGATAGTCTCAAGATATTCAGTCAGACCTTGCAGTTCTACGCGGAGCCTCCGCTTCCATCCACGCTCCATCCGAGAACCAATGATATTACCTTCTTCTATGTAGTTGTCGTTGTCAGCCAGTTTCCAAAGTTCTTCAAGCGAAGGGTAATATCCTCGTTCTTCCTCTTCTGAAGGATTGCCTTCTTCTGGTTCCTCTTCGATTGGTTCTTCGGCAACAGGTGGTTCGGGTGCTGGTGGAGGAGGAGCAGGTGCCTGTATTTGGTCGCCATCCTCTATATCGTCCTCGCCGAATCTTCTTCTTGCTTCATTCAGCGTTAGAATTTTCTTCTCATATCCAACAGACCCTTCATTTATCATTTCAACTCTGTTCTCTGGAACAGGGTCAGTAAAGTCAAACATAAGACCATCGCCGTCTGGATAAAGTTTCAGTAGCTTCTCATTTAACGCCGACCTGATACGCATGAGTCGTGGACGTACAAGCCATCTAGCGTACATAACTTCTGCAGCTTCTGCATTGGCTCTATTTACACTTTCCGTGATTCCCATAATTGGTAGCGGCATTCCAAATGCGCCAAGAATCTGGTCACGCTCAAATCGGCGCAATTGCTCAAACTGCATATCTCGCTGAGTTATTTTTCTATCCTTCCATGTACCTCGCTCAAGGATAGCTACTCGGTGAGCATTAGCAACACCTTGATGCTGGAATCGCCATCGCTCTGCGAGTCTCTCGAAATCAGCATCCTGTAAATTGGTAGGAAACTCAATTATGCCTCCGGGTTCTGCGCTGTTCCTAAAAAAGTTCTGCATCCATTCTGCCGCTAATCTTTCTGCACCTAAGTCAACCATCATAGATTGAACAACCCCGATACCTCTATACTGGTCAAGAGGATTTGGGTTTCGGGTATATATCACATCGTCCTTTTCAAGAGCCATTGCAACCGCACCCACTCTGTATTCATAGCCAGAGATAAACTCAGTAGGATGAGGTATTGGCTTCATTCTGTCTGGCCTTACAACTTGTAATTCGACAGGCACTCCCGCACCATTACGGACAAGTACCCACCACATTTCACCTACCAGTTCCATATGCTGTTGACTTGTTTCCAGAAAGTCCTCTCTGGTAATGAATGGATTGGCAGACTTCCAGAGGTCTATAGCTGGGTGAGAATCAATCTCTATCTTTTTTCCTCCCTGTACTCGATATAACTTCCACTCCTGTGCGGCAATTGATTGAGCAATTCTGTTGACTACCGCAAACAGCCACCCGACTGAGGTCATTGCAGAAAGCTGAGTAAGCTGAGACGCAGGCTGTATAGCACCGCCAGTATTAAGATTAACTCCCATAGTTGGAAGTCTTTCTGTATTTATCTTCTGACCTGAAGCTGTATCTAATACTCTGGAAAGAATGGACATTACATCACCTCGTCTTTGCTATCTGCGCAAATAAAATTAACCCAACAGATGCCACTATCACTACGGTAGGTATTATGCCGATGCCATAAATCAAAGCTCCGACCAGCAAGGCCAAGCCAATAAGCTCTACCGCTATAACATATCGCTCTTTAATTTGCATTATAAAAACCTGACATTCGGCTGTCCTTCATTTGATAAATCGGATAGTGCATAAACCAAGGCATCCACCATATCGTCATGCTCAACAGCCACAGGAAACGCACACATCTGGTCTTCTGCCTCTTCAAAGATGCCAACATGATGAACCCGACCTTGCTCATACAGAGCAGCAATCGGTTCGGCTCTCAGCGTTTTACCTCTAGATGCCCTAATAGAATGTACGTTTGCACTTCGACCCATTCCTTCACAGGCTCGGTTAATTGTTTCAATAACCATATCCCCGCCATTGTTCACTTCACAGACAATCTTGTCAGCTTGCCAATGGTCGTAGGCTTCCAGAGCTTTCATAGCCCACTGTTGAGGCGGCAGTCTATATCCAGATGCGCTCATAACGTAGTAGTCACCATCTCCACCCAGTCCAGCCACGACAATA